ATTGCTACGGCGAAGGGCCTAGCAATGTACAATGATAGATCGGCTGATCCGAATGAACCTTTCGCTACCAGAGACAAACAAGAGTCCCTAGTCTTTGGACGTGCTTGGGTATTAGCAATTCCATCAGGTGTATGGGGTTGGCATAGAGTACTAACGTTGAACTATTACGCTGGCCCACCGCGGCACATGCCAACGTACAAAGAGAATCCCCTTTACGTCATGAAGATGACTATGATCTGTCGAGAGGGCGGTGTGTTGTCAAGGATGCTGTATTATCCTAATGTTACTAGATTGCCAGTGTTCATAGAGTCACGTTACTTGGAGCCTTGGAGCGAGAGTATGGAAACTCAAGATCCTCCATTTGGCACAGCTCTCATTGGTGACTTCATGGAAAATGTTTTCAAGACGAATCAGTACGGTGATTACCGAGATTGGATGTAACCATGAAAAACTGGAAATATGTCTTACCCGCAACCCTTTTGATAGTCATTCTCGCGCTAGTAATATATTCAGCTAGTTTGAAGCAGCCATCTAGCAAACTGTTAGTAGTTCCTTCGTCAGGAACACTTACTGCTGTTGCGGGTACATTTTACCAAGTAGAACCAGACAGCACAACTGGACGCTGGATTGACTATGGCGACCCTGAATTGTATAAGGATGGAGCTTTAGCATATGTAACTCCACCAGTAGGCGTTCAGCCGGCACAGCTTAAAATTGATGGGGTCCTATTCCCGAATTATGCGTGTTATCTGGATGTAGAGTGTCGAGGTGATTGGATACGAGTAGCAGATAAGGATTCATGGGACAGCGATCCTCGCTATAATCTTGTCGCGACATTCAGCGTGCCTTCGCCTACGCCATTTCCTGTATGCACCCCCGTCGCATGTCCATCAGGAAACTACGTATGTCCGAGCGGCGACTGTGTTGGTGGCTGCGGAATGGTGTGTGCTGAAAATCCCATTGACTATGAAATCGTCGAGACGAATGTCAATGTGCGCGTGTACTTCCGTGGACTTGGAAGCGATGGGAAACCAAAGGATCTGAATGAGCGACATACACATTCGTTATATAATTTTTCGGACGGCTATCGTCTACCGCATTGTGATTTCATGCCAACTGTAGACTTGAGTGAATGTTCGCAAGAGCCGACATTTCTGCTCTATGTGATTCGGGTTACTGACGGGTTGCCTTATGATGTAGGCTATTGGGGCGCTATCAACGAGAACACCTGGATCGCGCTGTACATCGAACGCAGTGACATGTGGTACACCGATTGGAGACCACCGGGTTGGCAGTCGTCCCTATGATAGATTACTTGCGTTTGACCATCACTCGCACAGGCGTCTTCGCACAGTATTCCAATAACGGTTGGATCGCAATGTCTTTGGGAGATAAAGTTTACTCAATCTTTACGGAGTGTAAATGATAGGTAAAAGCAATTATTTACCAGAGTCAAAACCGTTTGTTTGGTTCCCCACCGTACACCACTATATCTTCGGGATCGGACATGCAGAGCAATATAGAGGAACTATGTGGTATGTAATCTTCTACAATAATTATAGTACGTGGATAAACCGAAGAAGTTTGACGATTCTTTGTTGGTAAGGAGTTTGATCATGACAGACGGCACTCTCTTTTGCTTGAAACACCTCGAAAAGAAAATTCTCGACTTGAACGGTTCTGCTCCAAGTCGCGAGCAAGCTTATGAAATTATGGTATTAGGATTTTCATGTTTTATGGAGTTTGCACGAGGGGTGAATAGCCGAATGGATATTCTTGACAAACGGTCTCTAGATCGAACTACATGGAGATTTTGGTTTATCGACCGAGTCCTTCCTGCCATTGTAATTGCAATCATCTTCGGAGTTGTTGGGTGGATAACACTTGTCAACTCACAACTAGTACCATGAAAGGATGTGATGCGTATTTAGATTTTTACTATTCAATCTGCGCCACTGATCAAACTAATTTAGAAGGAAGGAACACATGAAAAATACAATCAAATGGGTACTGTTGTTCGTCGTCTTTACCCTCCTCGCTAGTCTTGCATTCGCCCCGTTCTACGTAGCCGAGCTCGATCCTGATCTTCAACTGCTCTTGGAAATGTTCGTCGGGTTTCTCATGACAGGACTTTTCAAGTTGCTGAGTGGCTGGATCAAGGTCGACCTGTCTGGCTGGGTTGCAATTGCAGCTGCATTTCTGAGTGCATTCTTCGTAACTCTTATTAATGCGTTACTATCAGGCATTCCTTTGGGTTACGAAAGTCTTGCAGTGTACGTGATGAAGATCCTGGCTATTTTGCTTGGTAGTATGGGATTCTACTCCGTCAAGAAGCACACGGCCAGGTCGATTACAGCATTCCGGGACCACGGCATCGGCTAACAATAGTTCTCTAAGATCAATGCTTCAAAGAGATGCTGCGAAGGTAGCATCTCTTTGTCTGCCATTAAGTTGATCAGTGCAACAAGATCAGAACGCTTTGATATTATCCATGTAAAGCCGCTTCCATGTTTGTACTTATTACCCCCAAATGTATGAATGAGCAGCGAGCACTCACTTGGATACTTACTGAATACGTGTACTTGTACCCGCTTGTTAAGTACATACGCTCGAGCCCTCTCGTGTAATATCATATAGGGGTCTTTCATTGCATCGATTGCGATTCTACCCATCTGTACCTCGCTCCTTTGGGTATGCCCATCTCGTTCTTACTTCCGGGTCAACCTTCCAAACAACTTCTGGATAAAATTCATTTCCCATATCAATCATTGTACGACTCATAACATCTAATGCTTCATCTTGCTGTTCAGCAACAATTTCTAGAAGCACACTATCATGCACTTCAAGTACAACGTGCCATTTCAAGCTGGCAAGTCTTATGCCGGATAATAAAGTCAGGTCGTTAGCTGAAGCAGCTATAGGCATATGTACACAAGATTTTCTTGCATCGTCGGAGTTGACATCAGTAAGAAGGGGGAATCTGCGTTTTCTTCCAAAACGTGTTTTTACATATCCATCACGCTTTAGACGATTGAACTGTTCGACTTTCCATTCTGACAAAGTAGGCATGAGCCTATTGTAGTCTTTTACGAATTGCCTTGCAATGTTAATATCCAATCCCGCATCTTGTGCAAAGGAATATTCAGTGCCTCCATATAGATACGAGAAGTTGAACATCTTACACATCACACGCTGTTCTTTAGTAAACTCCTTACCATACATACCAATTGCTACTTCTGAATGAAGATCACGATCATTTGCGTAAACATCAATCAAGAAAGACTCGCCACTTTCAGCCGCAGCAATTCTTAGCTCAGCTTGGCTGTAGTCGCATATTGCCAGGAGATGCTTATCTGGTGCAACAAATGCGGAGCGTATCATCGAGCCGTAGTAATCACTTGCTCGCGGAATTGTTTGCAACGCAGGACGCGAAACAGAAAGGCGCCCTATTTCGGTTCCTGGTATGTTGAAAGTGCCATGCACACGGGCATTTACATCTGCTTGTCTTCGCAAATTAAGTACGTAAGTGGATGTCATTTTCGCTACTCGTCTGTACTGTCCAAGTACTTCGATGATTGGATGCTTTCCTCGTAACTTCTCTAACGCTTCCTTACCTGTTGATCGAGGTTTTATTTTGCGGCCCCTAACAACTGGGAGCTTTAGTTCGTCATAAAGAAGCTTAGATAACTGTACCGACGAGTTCGGATTGAGAGTAGAATCCATTGCAATTTCTCGGATCTTTTCGGTCAGTCTTTCGATCTCGCCCCCGAATCCTTCAGGGCCTGCTAACCAATCCAGTTGTGCTAAGTCTACCTGCATGCCGAGTATTTCAGTATCCACGAACATGTTTGCTGCAGGCATGATTATCTTTTCAAAAGGCCATTCGAGAATACCTTCTTCCTGCATCTTGGCTTCGAAAATTTCACGAAGGATGAGCACTACTACTACATCCATTGCACCATACTTGGCGAGAATGTCCGGCGGCACCTTAGAATAATAATCATTTCTAGTAGTGAGGAAAGGTTGTATCGTATCTTTTTCGTAATCTGGAATGCCCAACCACAAACGTGCTACATCTTTGAGACCATGCTTACTATTCTCGTCCAGAAGGTAGTGTGCCAACATGGTATCAAAGGATTGCGTAAAAGACAGTCCCAAATGTGCTTTTAGGAATACTGCATCAAACTTTATGTTTTGCCCTACTACTCGTACTCTTGCCAAAAACTCACGTAAGATTTCAACAGTTTCTGGAACGTCATAAAGCATTTCATCCCCAATGATGAGTGCAAATGATTGATCCCACGCAAGCTGCAACATAAGAATGGGATCGGCAGCCGCCTCGACTGTTTCAAACCACCTAACGTTATCGCTTTCGATGTCAAGCGAAACCCAAGCGTTCGACGGACACTGCGCAAGCAAGTCACGGAGTTGCTGGGCCGTGTGCATCCAACGCACTTCGGGGTCGGGAGTGAGTGAATTGAAGGGTCCGTTTACAGCACGGTCAATGCATTTAACGAATTCAGATGCTTTGTCTGGAGCGCGAAGTATGTATGCTGGATGCCAACAAGGCATTACCTGCCAAGAGCGTTGTTCGAACACAGCACCTATTTGGTCATGAGGTACCCCAAAAGCTTCGTGAGCAGTTTTTCCAAGAGTTACAACTTTGCGTCCTGTACATTTCGCAAGCTCTGCACCAAGTCGGGGTGCACAGCATGCAATTTCGTAATTTGTGGGTTCGCGGTTTCCCGGCGGTTGGCAAGCAACGACGTTTGTTTTGAACATAAAGGCTTCAGGAAAGCTAACCCCACACTGCTCCAAAACAGCATCTAACAGTTTCCCACTTTGGCCTACAAACGGAACTCCCATTGCTTGTTCGGTACGACCTGGTGCCTCGCCCACGAAAATTACTTCCGCATTAGTGGGGCCGTATCCAGGCACAACACCTTCCACACTTCTTAAAGGACAATCGGAGCATCTCGCTCCTGGTAGTTTGTTCATAGTATGCTCATTACTTTCAAATCAGTTTCTTCAATCCAACCAGTAGACTGAAGTTGGTCAACAAGCGATGTAGGTACTACTATTTGTACTCTCGGCGCACCCAATGCTTTTGCTAAGGCAACCAGATCACCCAAGCGTTCTACTTCACTGACAAGGATGTTACATACTTGAGATTGGCGGTCGATGCACAAGGTTCCAACAACATTACCTTGATCATCTGATACGTTATGATGCACTGGATATAACTCCTTCACATGCGTCACGTAATGCTAAAATGTTCTTATGTAGGAGAGAAGTGTTCATCGGGACTTTATTCCACTCATACGAATGATGCTCGTTTTGAAGTACTGTTTGGTTATTTTGTGTGTAAGCATGTGCAGCTGCAGTGTCAATACCTCGTATCCACGGTGCGAAGCGGTATGCTTCAAGAATTTCCTTTACTGGTGCCTTGTAGCAACCAAGTAAGTGTACATCGTGCGTAAGGTGCAATCTCTTCTCCATAAGTATTTGCAATGCTTCTAACCTACCCCCTTCCAGGCTTTCTAAGTGCTTGGGGATTCCTATGGACCGAAAATCCATAGAGTGGGTTAGCTTGTTAAGACAATCAAGCCACTCATCCCAATTGCTTCCTTGTGGGATAATCATACGCATACGAGGAGGTACCAAAGCCTTTGTATGAGAATGCGCTTCCACAGTTGCATCTCCATTACGCATCACATCTAGTAATGCAATCTCGTCGGCACCAATCAGGCCAGCAGCGTACATGACTTGTTGAAAAGAAAGATGCTCACCTTCTGCAACGCCGTTGTCAAGAATTATGAAGTCTCCTCTAGATTTTCTAACAGCAAACCACTTTGCATAGAAAGAATCCTTAAGGACTACTTGTGCAAGTGCTAAGTGATATGATTGCCTCCAGTAATCCAAGTTTCTGAAGCTAGCAGGGCCACAAATCATTGCAAGTTTCATTTGTTCCTACCAATCGTTAGTCGTAAGAACTCAGCGCGTGCTGCTTCTGCAGTTAAGAAAACTCCTCGCATTTCTGATGTTCTCATTACTCCGTTATGTTCACGAACCCCTCTAGACGACATGCAAGTATGGGTCGCTTCGATAACTACTGCTACACCCATTGCTTCAAGGTTGTGTTTTAGATAAGACGCAATCTGTTCCGTAAGGCGTTCCTGCGTTTGTGGCCTAGTTGCAAAGTAGTGTACCAAACGCGGGATCTTAGAAAGTCCTACTTGCAACTTATTAGGAATGTATCCGACGTGCGCCTTTCCCACAAAAGGAAATAAATGGTGAGCACACAACGAACTAAACTCAATGTCGGATACAGTAATGAGTTGGTTTACTGTAGCCTTGAACGTCGTAAACTTGAAATCAATATTAAGTTGAGGAGCAAACTCTTCCATAGCGCGCAACCAACGTTCTGCAGTTTGTCCAGCGCTATCATCCCAAACATCTTCTCCAAAGATTTCGGTTAAGATGTTTGTTAGGGTGCTTTGATTGTTCATCGTACTCCTAATCTGTATTGCAGTCTGTCTGAAATACGCCATCGAGGATTTGCCATCACCCAATCAAAAGCTTTCTGCATGTGTTCTTGCGAAGGTGGACATCCTTCAGGCATGAGGGTAATGATTGGGGGCAGTTTGTGCGTGACGTTGGCATACCAATCTCTGTACCAATCTTCGATGTCTTCTACAGTTTTGATCTCCAAGTCATCATCTACAACGAATTTGACTTCATTTACCAAACGCTTGAATCTCTCTGAGGCATCCCATCCAAGACTCTTTTTAGGAGACCAAACTACCCAATGTACAGAATAGATTCCTTTGAAGTCTTGCTGACCAGAGGATTCTAAGTGAACATAGTGCCACTCTTCGTACAACGGAATTAGTAGTGGATCTAAGTTGTAGAGCAAAGGTTCTCCACCAGTTATAACAACATGTTGGTAATGTACACTCGCCATGATTTCCTTGCTTGTCATGCGTGTACCCCCCTTTGCCCATGTATGTTTAGTGTCGCACCAAGGACACCCTACTGTACACCCTTGAAGTCGAATGAATGTACAAGGGACTCCTGTGTGTACACCCTCGCCTTGCACACTATCGAAGATCTCTGATACTTGGTAACTATCTGTCATTTCGTTTTCTCCTTTCCCTTTATATCCCGAATAATGAGCTCAGCGTATCCTTGTATATCGATCCAGTGATCAACATAGTCAGGCTTAGCAAAGATACGTATCAGCTTGTTCAAAATCATAAACCAGGCAAACACGTACTTTGGATGTTTTTGAATGAGTTTTATCAACTCCGGTATAAGTGGTTGCAACGCAACTCCCATCAACGCCCATGCGTTGCCATGGGTTTCTTCTCGATCGTCTACTATGTTACTCATAACTAAGTTCCTCCAATCTTCGATAGATACGTTCGAGCACTATGAACAAAGTGTTTATATGATTCTTTACGGTATACAACACTTTGTATTCTGCTTCACTAATTTCGATGGACCCTTTAGGATCACTGCCATTATCGTTTGTAACCACTAAAGCAGTTACCTGTCCACTGTTCAACATAGCGAAGTATTTCTTCATTTCACACTTCGTAGGAAGTCAGCTGCTTTTAGAAGCAACGTAACATCGTCACCGAAAAAGCCCAAGCCCGTGTTGCATTTACGACAAAGCAGTCCACGAACTTCTCCAGTGTCATGGTCGTGATCAACCATAAGTTTTTCTTCTTTGTCGCAGATTGCACAGCGCCCTTGCTGTTCCTCTTCGAGCCTGGCGAACATTTCGGGCTCGAGGTTATATGCAATGCGTCTGTGTGACTGGCGGTGTGCTTTCTTTACACGTTTTGCTACAACTCTTTTGTGGTTGTAGACACTGACGCAATCTTTGCACCAAACGTTCAACCCATCCTTGCTTTGTTTCCTTTTAGAGAACTCGTCAAATGGTTTGAATTCATGACAACACGAACACTGTTTATGTGTGTGTGGGCTCGTAGGAATATTCATATGTCGCTGTACTCCTCAGAGTCTCGTCTACTTGCACCATAGTAACTGTAATGCTTTTGGAAATCTCATCAAAAAGCCACTTAGCAAGACACTCTGCAGTACTTGTCGTGATGGGTAGCTCGCTGGCATGTCCTAGCCGTAAAGCAATTATTTGATAAGGATCGTCCCGCAAAACGTTTTCTCTAGATACAAGGTAACGATGATCCAAGATGTTGTCAATTAGGGGCTTGATGACTTCATCCATCTTGCCGTAGTCAAGAACCATACCATCACCCCCAGGAGTACCAGACTTGGAAACGGTTACTTTGTAGTTATGTCCATGTAATCTTCCACACTTAGGATGACCTTCTAAACGATGAGCGGCAGAGAACCAATATGTGCGCGAGATTGTGTACTTATCCATGAGGATACTCCCTGCAGATAGCAGGCCACTGAACTTCAATAGCATACTTTACGGGGTCGATGTAGCAAGCCATCCTAAATGCGTTGATACGTTCAGTACACGTTGGGCATGAACCGCAGTGTACTTCTTTTCCTCGATAGCAAGACCAAGTAAGGCCTAAAGGCACAAATCTGATTACTGCTTCTCTAACAATGTCAGATTTCTTCATCCACTGGAAAGGAGTAGCCAAACGCACCTTACGATGAGTGCCAATATATGCTGCGGAAGTCATTGCTCCCATAAACTCAGGTGTACAATCTGGGTAGGCAAATCCCGTAGCGTCGTTAGCATGATTAGCATACCAAACTTTACCGAAGCCATGAGCTTCTGCCATTGCAACTGCTATCGAAAGAAATACACCATTGCGAAAAGGTACTACTGTTGCAGACGGGGATTCCTTGTCAATGTCGTGGTACTCTCCAACTGGAATTGGTATCTCACCCAACAAGGCTGAACTTCCACCCACAAAAATGTCGTTGGGAAGGGTTATTACGTATTGCTCCACTCCAATTGCTTTGCACACCTTCTGTGCTGCACGCATCTCTGTTTTTTGGTGCGTTGAGCCGTAGCGAATCGATAATGCTAAGACGTCTTCGCAACTCCTCTGTTGTGCCGCCATTGCAAGTACAGTTGCTGAATCCATACCCCCCGAAACTAAAACTAAGTGTTTCATGTTACCTCACTTTCACTAACCATAGAGATTTACCTATCAACCCATTCCAAGGACTAACGAATGCGTTGGAAAGCATAACTGAGTACTTATCTGAATTCAGTAAAAGGGTTGCAAGCATGTATTGTTCTGCTATATTCATCAAAACCTCACTACAAACTGTCGATCGGATATTACAGTAGGAATATCTAAACCAATTTCGTTTGCTACTTTCAAATTGATGCCAAGCATCCAGGCGTCGTTCACGACATGCGGCTCAGTCATGTACGGAGCTTCTTTTAGCTGCTGCTTTATGGCGTCACGTTCAAGAGCACCGCGGCCGGAACGACGCCTAGATGATAACCACCAAGAATGTGCTGGAGCTAATTGTATCCACAAAATGTTCGACTCTCGTTCGTATGCCGAGTTGAAGTATGTAGTGCCCTGTGCAACTGCGTTGACAAGGTCTTCAATCATTGCATCAGCAAGAGTGCGTGCACGTCCCGAATCAATGTTATAAACCGAAAGTATACTTTTGCGTAGCACTTCAGCACTTGGCACTTCAGTTCCCGTAATATCACACCAAAGAAGAATACCAAAGTATGCCACGATATGGTTGTTCCGTACACGATCAGGCATCTTGCTGGGAAATGCTTCAAAGACAGCATTACGAGCGGCTGCAAGAATCTTCTCCAACTCCGCTTCTTTAGCCAATACCTTTTGAATGTAGTAACCCCCGAACGTCTTGGGAAACTTATTACGTAATGTATTGAATGCATTGTACGCCTCTGAATTTTCTTCAACCTCTTTTGGATGCATCTGCGCAACAATAATTCGTTCTCTTGCAGCAGGATCCTCAATCAAGTCTTCTCCATCTACAGTAAAGGGAGCAGAAAGTGGATAATCAACAGTTGTTTGATCTCCTCGACCTCTAGGATCGTGCCCCGTATCGTAAGCTAAAAGAATGAACCTAATAAATCTTTCTACAAGTTCGTACCTAAATTCTGAGAACGCAATCGGCACCGCGTTTGCTGAGCCAAGTAATGCAAGAGTTACAAAGCGTGTTGTACCCGAATCAAAAGTTTTTGGGTTTGTCTGCCCAAAAAGAGGCATGAACACTCGTTGAATGAGGGTCGTCTTTCCGCTTCCTTTCGTACCTGCAACATTCATTATCGGAAATCTATACTTATGCTCCTCAAGCCAGGGCTTCAAGCATGTCGCACTATACCATCCTATCATGGGCCAAATAGTACCTTCTTGATTCAGTTTAGGAACTAAATCACGCAACACCCCTATTTCTGTCTTTGTTATTTTAGGTTGCAACTCGAGCTCAGGATGCTCTCGCTGCGAAGGTAGCCAACATACCGGTCCGTCGTATTCCTGCCAAAGATCCTCTGCACTAATCGTTTGACGATCTCCCAGGAAAAACCATTTACCCTTTATTTTGTGTAAGCCTAAAACTGCAGTAGCTGCAATCTTAGGTAGTCCACTACTACGTAACTCTTCTAGAAGATGTGGCAAAAGCTTACGTATATCCCCATCGTTGCCAAGCCACTGCCATGCTGCAACAGGTGCTTCTCTATCCCACTTGTTTACTGATGTGAAGGCGGAACGAGAAAACGTCTTGCCCTTCCATGTATATCCAGAAGCACGTACATCACAAACAACTGCATCGGGACAATCAAACACCGAACCATCTAAAAGTACTTTGGGGTCTAACACAAAGGTACTAACCTTTTTAGTCTTCCTACTTACAGTCCAATAACATTCTTCTGCAGCAATTAAGTATCCATCTACTCCATCACTTTCCGGACCCACTTCTACACCCTTCTTACGAATGTTTTCAATGGTCTTGGGTAAGTAATGTTCGTTTTCTCTGTGTTTATCACCACAAGGTTGGTGGTCGAAAATTTGTGTAATAAGCTTGTCAGTAGCACCAGCACCAATTAGTGACGTTATTATAGCCCAATCACGTTCGCTTCTAGAAACATAACCACGTTTGTCTCCTGTACGAATTTTATGGCGGGTCTTGTTGTTAAGTTTCTTGACTACATCAAAATCTTCTAAGTCGTATACTATCGAAGGCCTGTGATGGGATAGTTTTACCTCTACTGCAAGAGCAGGTTCTTTGGTATTCAACGTGTTAGGAATTCTAAGAACTCTATTACAATTCCAACACGCAGCATCAGATGTCGGTACATCCTCAATTAAACCCTTGTTAAGAGACTCCAATCTTTCAATATCAAGTAAAGGATCTCGCAAAACATAATATAAATGCCATCCGTGACCACTAAATACGATCATGGAAGGTGGAAGAGTTGATAGTGGCTGTGCCATGTCGTCACAGTCAACCCACAAAACCTTAGTGCCAAGAACGTCTTCTTTTTTATCTCCCTTGCCACTGCGCATAGCTGGTCCAAAGAAAACGTCTTTGTCTTTTGGAAAGTCTGGCAACTCAGACTTTGCATCTACAAAGTATCTGGCAGTTGGTGAGCCAATAGCATAAGCTAGTGTGCCTGCGAAAGTGAATTGTTCCAAAAAGGAAGTCATATGATTATGAACTTAGTTGAGCAGAGCGCCCATAAGTGTTACTTAGCGCGTTTCCGCGCCTTCAACGACTTGCACTTCTTGACGCGGTTGCGTGGCGGGTAAGGCTCGCCGCTATCATCGAGTTGTGTCGAGGTTTCAATCTCGACTACAATGTAAGCGGTCTTACCAACCAACATTTCGCCATTGACATCCCCTTTGAAATCCTCAGGAAAGTCAAGCGCAAGTAAGGTGTTCTTTACACGAAACGCGGAGGCCTCGGTAAATGTAAGGTTGTCGAAGACTATGCGGCCAGCGAACGGACCGTCTTCAACCTTCCATTGAATGTCGATCTTTGGGTTGTTGTTTGACGACATTCCATCGGAGGCCGATGTAATGGACGCCAAATACTCGCCGACGGGGATTGGGTCCAATCCCTTAACTTGTGAGAAATCGATTGTTGGCATAGATAGTTCTCCTGGAGTAGGTAGGTACGGGAAGGGTCTTAAGCGCTCTGCTCAATTAAGTCCATAATCTTGGGTAGTGTGGGTGCTTCCATCCACTCTATTCCAAGTCCGTACTGGTCTTTGGCATAATGTTGTTGCGTTTCCATAAAGAATGCAACATTGTATGAATCATCTTGAAGTTCCGCTCTAATAGCGGGAGGAGTTGCAAGTCGAGGCGAAAGTCGAGGAACCAATAGTGCATATCCCGCAACCTCTCCTCCTGACTGCCCCCAAATTAGGGGTGAGCGTCTAACTAAAGATCCTGCACCCCCTTCTGACTTCTCAGCTTCCAAACTTGTAATGATAATATTCATGTCGATGGTTAGATAGCTTACAGCCCAATTTAACATGGTTCCAAGTACTTGCCCAAAACCCTGCCTGGTTAAAGCAGGTGTTAGGTTGCCTGGAGGGGTGTAGTTAACGCCTGAAATAGTTCGTATTACAAAACGCTGGACTTCCGTAAGACCATCAACAATGAGAGTTTTGTAAGGAGGATTCAACTTATACTTAACTGCAAAGGGATGTTTGGGGTCTTGACCCTCTGTAAGCCACTCATAAGGGGAGTTAAAATCTTCCATTCTCTCGATAGTGACAATATCAGGCTTGACTTCACGCTTTCGTAGTACTGTTGGATTGCCAAACGCATCCAATATCAACGCAGGAGCTAAACGCTCGTCGTCCATAGCTGTGGCAACAAAAGTAGTCTTTCCTGCTCCTGGCTGTCCATAGACGAGCATCTTCAACTTATCTGCACCAAATTCAAACCTCTCCGACATCTTCGTCCTCCTTATCAGGTCGCATAGAAGTAGCAGATTCCCTGGGTTGGAACTCTGCATCCAATAACACTTTGTAATTTGATCCTTGATTCATTGCAATACAAGGACTCTTGAACGTACAAAAGTTGCAAGTCATGAAAGACGGTGCTGGGTAAATAGAAATCTGTGGATTTAGCATCTCTACAGCGGTACTGCGTAAGCCTTGCAACATCATTTCAATTTCAACTTCAGACCTCTTTACAGGAAATCTCATAAAGAATTTCTGTTCGTTAGGCACTAATGCTTGCAACACCTCACCATACTCTTCTTCGATAGTTTCTTCAAACCAACCCGGAAAATCCTCTTGAATACAACTACGGAAATGCAAATGAGTAGTGTCAATTGCCTTATTCTTCGAGAACAATCCTGATTGTAAGTAACTTGGAGTTGCGGGTGCTTTCTTACGTAGCACGTTGTACAAAACCCCTTCTACATCTTCTCCAAAAGCCTGCTTTGCAGCCCACGTGTAAAGTGTGCACTGTTCATCTAAAGTCAGAGTAGCAATTAGTTGTTGTATTGAACGTGCAGTCTTGGTTTCGAAAACCCAAATCTTATCTGTCTTACGATGTTTTACAATACCATCGAAACGACCCCCTACTTTTACTCCATCCAGTCCAGGCATTTCTACCTCGAACGGATATTCCATATGTAAAAACTCCAAGTTTGCGTCGGAGTAGTTACGCGTATCCCATGCAACCCAAAGCCTGTAATGGTTGAGCAGTTTGTAGATGAGGTCGATTTGCTCTTCCAATACATTTATTTCTGCAGGCCATAAAGTACCGAGACTCTCAACATTTGCCCACTCCCTCTCCAAGTATTTGTCAAGGGTGGATTCGAATGTTGTGGAATCTTGGTAATGAAATTCTAGTGCTGCGTGGATTGCTTTACCAGTGAAAAACGGTGCATAAGGTATTATACGTTCTAGATTCTGTCTCATACCTGATGCCCAATCCCACCTACGTCGACATGCACGAAAAGTGCGCACATCGGAAATATGTATTTCGTTGGTTCGAGTCATAGATGTGTCCTCCGACGATTAGAATTGAATTTTACCATATGTCTAAGAAAAAATCCAGGGGTGAAAAATGAGAACCTAATACCTAGTCAATACGGAGAAGCCTTTCTAACTGGTCAATTTCTTCTTGTGTCAATTCTCCTATTTTGGAGAATAACTCAACAATACGTTCGCGATACTCAAGAGATCTTCGATCCCAATCAGCAAACAGCTTAATTAGTTCTGCTGGCCCAGTATTGTACCCCTTTCGTGCATACTTCATAAAACGTAACAGTGATGATACGGGGCAATGAATTTTCTTTATGCGAAGAAACTTTTTCGACTCGTCTGCTATGAAGTCTACATCAACCAAAACACCTTCAGGAACGATTGCACAACGAACGACGGTAAAGTCAAAGTTTTCAAGTACTCGTTCTACTGACCCTTTTGTAACTATGGCGCCCATCTCAAGAGGTTTTATTAGTTGTATAATAGGACACTTAAAGAACACATTAGTACTGTCTTTAGGTTTTTTATACGTAATTGCTAAATCATTTTCATGCCGAGTCTCCAACAAAGCGGCTTCAAAATAACTTTTTAGTGCTTCAAAGATAGCGACATCTTGACAATAAACATCAACATCCCATGCTTTCGATAGTCTTTTATCTGTATTAGGTGATGCACAGTAACGTGCATACCCCCCACAAACAAAAGCATTATGCTCTTTTAATACATCCAAAAGAGGTTGAATACGTGACAACCCTCTTCTTACTTTTACAATCTCAAAAGTCATTTTGTGCCTCCCGTAAGTAATAGTAGAGAAATTCATGCTCAGTCCATTTTTTGTCTACTGCTGTATAAATGGCTGCATCCTCCCGACAAGATTTCAAAAAGTAAATGTTCTTAGATTCTTTGATATTCATACGATGTACACGGTCAATGGCTTGTGTCATTTTTGTTGCAGACCAGTGACCATCCAAAAAGATTGCATGCTTAGCACGCTGCAAGTTCAACCCCTCTCCCATCTTATCAATAGTTCCAAATAAGTAGTCCACCTGCCCTGCTTTGAAATATTCAGAACTGTCTTGAATTCCAGCAACTAGAACCCCTTTATACTTTTGACATAAAGGTGGAAGCCAATCCTTGAAGCGAGAAAAAATGACTGTAGGCTCCCCAGGATGATCTGTGATGAAATCATCAAGCCAGTCTAGCTTCCCCGAACCCGTTCCTTCGATTCCAATTAGTGTAGGATCAGAAGCTATTTGCTGCAATCTTGTAAGCATTGTTAAGGCGTTCTCAATTATAAATTCATTACCATCAAGCTCCACTAAGATGTCTTTAGATGTACGAAATCGATCGTACACCCTTTGCTGCTTCTCTGTCATTGCAATGGGAACGTCAATCACAATCTTTTCTGGAAGCTGCGGAAGAACATCCTCCTTCGTACGTCTCAAGAAGTAGGGTTCTATCATTTCTGCAAACGCAGAAGGGTTCTTGGGGCCCTTGATTATAAACTGTTGGTAGTAGCCTTTCTCTACTATAAGGTTTTTCATAACAAAACCCCAATATGCAGGAAACATGTCGGGATCTGCAAAGTGCAGCAAAGCCCAAAGATTTTCCTCACCTGTTTCCATCGGGGTGGCAGTCAAAGAAATCCCCCTTACCTTAGGTAAGTTCTTCATAACACTAAAGAAACCCGTTTTGGGGTTTTTCATACGATGTGCTTCATCTACGATAATGAAATCCCACAAAACGTTTTGCAACGCTTTTTGAACATAGTCGTACTGGAGCTCGTATTGGGTGGTAAGTGCCCATCCTGACCAATCGGAGAAGTCGTAGGGACGCCCTTGTAGGCTTTGTATGGCTCTATCATCTTGAAACAAGAGCGTCTCACTCCACTGAAGCAGTAAACTTGGAGGCACTACAACCAATGCTTTGAACCCAGAAGGTCGCGTTTTCTTCACAGCCTCTATAACAGTCAAGGTTTTACCTAGACCGCAAGCGTCCGAGAGTATAAAACCAGGCGCGTGTGCAATCCTGTCGATTGCTTCTTGTTGAAACGGATATGGAGTTAGCACAATCTAAATCCTGCAGCCAGTGCAACCGCAACAGTAACTACGGCCAGCCAAAAGGCTTGTGCGATTAGGCCTACAAACATTAGCAATATTGAAGCAATGATGGCTAAAACACCGACTATAATGAGCCTGTTAGTCGTAGTCAGGTTTGACATATTCAAACTCCATATCTATATCGTCCACACTACCCTCCACGATTCCTACCTCTGTGACGCCAACACTACGTAACGCATAAAACTCGTCGAGCACACGGGCGATGTATTTCGTGACTCGACGATACACAAACTTAGCGAAAACACCCTGCGGCTCTTGCATAAGCTCTTGAACGCGTCCCCAATATTCGATTTGCTCTTCGATGTTGTAGCTCGCCGTTGTAATGAAAAAGGGTGACGCAAAATACAATACTAGGAATTGGTTGTTAGGGTTCATTTATAACTCCGCAAGAAATTTGGCCACGCCCACCCATGGACGCTGGATTACCGGACTTGGGCGGGCTTGACTTGCCCCGTTCCAGAACAAACCGGGCATAGTTCATTGCGGTTTGTGACTACAATCACTCCGTTATCACAGGAGGGGCAAGTCTGCCCAAGTTCCGGTGCATCCGGAGTTAGGCGGAACGTGTCTTGCCTGCCGCTTTCTTTTATAGCAAGCGCCAATCCTGCGATAGCCTTTGATTGAGCGCTTTGTTGGGCGGACGCAATAGCCGAAGCCAATTTTATTAACATGGCATCATTGAGAACCAAAACAACATGATTGGTTTTCACTACATCTATATCAGCCAATTCTTCGATGGAAACCGTAAGTCTTACCATTTTACCTACTTTTCTGGACGAGTCCGCCCAACAGTTTGCGTTAGCGGCTGCCGAATA